GCACCCACAGCTCCGAATTACACGGAGCTGACCCAACGCCGCCGAATTACTGACGACGTGGGCCTACCTGATCGTTGCAGATGCTCCGCGTCAACTGGATCACTCCAGTCAAAACGGAAACACTTCAGCAGCGCCGGCACCCCGGTTAAGTAACTCCGGGGTAACTGGCTGTCCACTACAAAGGCCTTGATCAGAGGCACGTGGACATCGGAATCCCATCGCGTCACCGACGTATCAACGCCGGTAAACGAATGGAGACCGAGTGCCTTAGAGTCATGCGGGACAATCGGAAGCTCTCCGAAAATCCCTGTGAGACGCTCCGCCACATAAGCGGCGGCTTTCCAGTACCCAGCTTTATGCAGGGCGTTGGAAAGTGCGAACCACGCTTCTGACTCAGCAACATCAGCCCACGATTCAGGTGCCACCGTAGTAACACGAATGGGTGTTACCCATTCTCCACGGTAGTAGTCTCCACCACAACTTTCCCGGAACGAACCGTTCCAGAAGGTTTTATTGGTGTTGACAGCAAGGGCAAAACGCCCGAGCTCCTGAACAACAGTGGGAGCGTGTTCCGTTGGCACGACGATATCATCGCCGTACACACGGACCGATCCCCGAAGGACTTGAATGTCTTTCGGGGTAAGCACTCTGTTGAGACTGCGCTGAATCCCCAGCATGACGATGACCGTAAAGATCATCGCTTCTACTGGGAAGCAGGTAGCAGACCCCATCGACGCAAACTTCCGGAGCACAACTATCCTCCCATCAGGAAGGATTGCTCTAGTAGAGCGTGTGACCTCAAGGGCACTCCCCAACCAAGGGAAGAACCGACAGAGACCACGTTGTACAAGGGAGTTCAAGACACGATCGCTAGCGTCAGAAAGATCGACGGTAGCCAGAGTCCCATCAAGGGACCCCTGACGAGCCATGAGCCGGTTAGGCTCCTGGTCCGTGAATCCGACGAAAGCGGGTCCCTGATCGGGGGACTCGAGTTCCGTCACGAGAGCATGGAGAAGACCCTGCTGCATGAACTGCATATGGGTCGGCTCCTGAGCAATCACTCTCGGAGTCTTGAGCGTTTTAGGAACGAGGGTCACCTTTACAGGTGGCTCCTCTTCCGGGGAAAGGTACTCAGGCAGGTGGTCCTTCCAATACCGGTGACTCGGCAAGCCGTAGTCAACGAACGGAAAGATCGCCTCTAGGCGAAGGGTCCAATAGGGGAGCATCCATTTCTGGTTGCCCCTTAACCGATCGGAAACCTTGCCAGGGCCATGCTTCGGGAATAAGTCCCCTTCGTAGACCTTCCGGTCCACACGGGATAACTCACTACCGAAGACCAAGGCTGTCATACGGGCGAATTCGAGGAAAAGATCCTCGTCGTCACCGAAGACAAGCTCATGGTCCCTGAGATCTAACTCAACATCAAGGTAGTTCTGGATTGCGGCCTTCTTCCTTTCGGAAGTGCACTGTAACTCGACTTTCTTCAGCAGGTTACAAATCTGCCGGATTGATCGAATAGCAGTGACAGACGGCCGCTTCAGGATTCTACCTGAGTGCTGGTCGAAAATTCTGCGAAAGAAACCTGAGAGAAATCTTGGGAGACTCCCTCTCCAGGGGAAACCCTGGAATAGGTCGGAGCAGACGAACCCCTGGTCGAGTGACTTGTCAAAGTCACGGCCAAAGTTCGGAAGGGAAATCGTGAAAAACGACAACCCTTCATTTTCGAACCTTTCCTGGGCGTATACTACGTCCAGGTCGGCACACACGCCGGAGACCGTTGCACACTCTAAAGTGAGCACGGTCCATAGTCCCGTCAGGCTTTTCATGCCTGCCTCCTTACAGGGGGCTAGAGCATCCTCTAGGCCAAACGGATCCTAGCCACCCCCCCCCACCACCTGTGAGGGTGCATGGGGGGAGGGGCTGCTACATCGGCCAGTACGCAATAAGCAAGTTCACTATTTGCGCAATGCCGATGACTGTCGCAGAAGCGAGTGAGAAGAGTTGAATCCCTACTCTAATCTCGCTCTGGATGCCACCCCAGTATCCACCCCTGAGCGGTTGCTCAGGAGATGGACCAGGGAGCATCTCAACGCGGCGTCGGTCCTGGATGGTGGTTATGATTCACCACCCATGATCTTCGCCTTGAACGGAGCGCTGGCCAGCAGTGCGGACAGAGCGTCCCACACGAGAGTTGCTTCGGCGTCGGAATACCCCTGGTCATGGGGGCGATTCACGACGGCGTGCACACTCATCGTGTAAGGACGATTCTGTGCCGGAAACAGCGGGTCAGTCGAGGTCTTCTTGTGCGTCAGCTTGACGAGTGATCCTTCCTTGGCGCCTTTCACAGAGTGAGAGACATCCAAGACAAGGGACCCATCAGCGCTGGCGTACGTTGAGGACCTGCCAGAGGCACTGATACGTGCCAAACTGGTCGCAACGGCGTTGTAGGTGACAGTGGTCGGATCCGAGAGAGCCATGGGACCTTCTTGTGAGGGTTGAGAGCCACCGCTGGATTGCGGTGACGGGACGTCGCTATTTAGCGACGCCGAGGGCAGCCAATATCGCCAATTGGCGTGGAGTTAACTCCACACCGGTGAAAAGGCTGCCGAAGGGAGAAACACGACACCTCTGTTTAATGGTCTTTGTGACCACAGCAGAGAGCGTGTGCGGCTTAGGCACATTATCAACAAGTAGGGAGCCAGACCAAGTCCACGTTGTTTCCACCGTGGTCTTGCACATGGCATACCCATACACTTGAGTTGCGCCTTCCGAGGACTGGAGAAACAGGTGGCGGAGAGAATCCCCACCATTAGTAAACCAGTCCGCAAGCCAGGAGAACGGAAGAAGCTGCCACAGATCAGCTGGCGACGGGAGTATGTGATAAACCCGCTGCCAGTCCAGAATCTGATCCTCAAAGGCTGACAAACCTCGAGGAATCATATACTGGAACGCACCCGCGTACCAAACCTCACGGTTAATACGCGTTGTTTGGGTGCTTGTGACAGAACCGCTAACGAGGAGAGAAGAAAGTATCCTCCCGTTCGCAACGGTAGGTGTCGACGACAAAGTCGACGTCACCACTTCTTCTGGGAGCTGGAAAGGTTTCGTCCTTCGACGAACTATCTTCCCAGCATCCCGTCGGTACTGCTTAATCGCCTTATCGTAAACATCGACGGCCGTGTTAAAGTCGTCGATCGCTTGTTTGGTGGGGATGATGCCGAATACCGTATTAAGGTACTCGCCACCAGGATCACCGTCGAGAAGACCGCGGCCAGGAAGGCCGAAGATCATCCCGTCGGAGACAACCTCACCAACGTTTACGAACAGGTTTGTAGCAGCACTAGTAGGCACGACGCTGAGCATGATCTTTTCTCCAAGCAATTGGAGATTGACCCAGCTCATCTGGTCTTCTGACATCCAAACGGCATTAGTCCGAAGGGTGCCCAGCTTGACAGCCTGAGCGAGCTTATAAGGCTCGATGTGAGGAAATAAATCTCCCACATACTGTCGACTGACCCACGTTCCTCCACCACCTAGACGTTTCAGGTTGACGGGATTCATCCCGCCAAGCTTAACCTCTAGTTTCGTGGTGATGAACGGGCCGCCCATATTTCTTGGACGGCGCTTTCGCAAGCGGTAGAAGTTCCAGGGATGATAGATCGAATCCGTCTGTTGGTGCCAGCCCATCGCTGAGTTGGAACCAGCATAGGAAGTAAGGACATTACCCGCCTGATCAAACTCTCCGCCACTACCGGTACAAAGCCGGGTGGTGTGAGAGCGAAACCGAGTCGAGGTGTCCCTACGATCTATGTAATCCTGTATCGTGTCCACAATTCTCCTTCCCTTCAGGTAATTAAGGCAACGTGTGCCGGGGGCCCTTCG